TGCCGGCTCGTTGAGGAGGGCGTCCGTCAAAATCCTGCCTTTGTGCAAAACTGAGAAAATGTTGCAAAAACGGGTCAAATAGGCGATATCGTATCCCCATCACAGAAATTCAGAAGAAAACATCACATCAAAGCAAGGATAGAAGGGAGAGCATCAGCAATAGACTGACAAGCTACAATCAATTTATAAGACATATATCCAAACAATATTAAATCAATTATACCAAGTAATTTTAGTATAGTATTCATAATATCATCTCCTTTATACAGATTATAGCTTAATAGAGTGCCACAGTCAAGCATGACTTGGTGTCACTCAGCCCCATTACATCAAGAGAGTAATGGGGCTGTGTTCGCTCGCTGGCGCTCGCTGATGCATATCTATTCGCTGACCGCGCTCACGCTTGGTTACAAAAACAGAAACTCCGAAGCAAAGCTCCGGAGCTTTCTGTTTTCTTATCTCTGATGATTCTTTCCAGAATGATGCTTACTACCGGGAGTAGAAGCAGCCTCTGAACTCGGATTCGCTGCCTTGTAAAGCCAACTCTTAATAGCAGAAGTAATGCCAAAAGAAGCAGACTTCGCAGAATCAGCACCGGTAGCACCTTTAATCATCTCACGAACCAAACCATAGATATTATTCGGATTAGCAATATTCTGATCGGTCGCATAACGGTTAGTATCCGAAGCATACTTAGAGCCAGCATAGCCAAGCTGAGCACTATACCTCGAAGCATCGGCGCCGATCTCGGCAACAAGCTTTTCCATAGCGGTATACTTATCGGCGACAGCTTCTTGAGTACGAGCATTAACATTAGCAGTCTGAAGCTGGGTCTGAGCAGAAAGAACAGAGCCAAGAATCTGAACCAAAGCAGAATTAGCAGAAGTATCAACCTCGCCTTTAGCACCGGCAGAGGTCACGCCGGAAGCGGTAGCACCGGAGGTAACGGCAGCGCCGTTACCTCCCATAGCACTAAGCACCGGATTGAGACCGGCAGCCTTAAGATCACGAATCTCACGCTGGTGCGCAGTATTGCTCATGTATTCCTGCCAAGAACGGCTTTTAGCGGCTTCCTGAGCGTTAAATTGCATAGCCAAGGCATTTTGCCTTTCCTGCCAGTCGCGTTGCTCAGAAGCCATCTGAGCGCTCTTAGCGGTGTTTTCTGATGCAGTCCTCGTAATGCGAGAAAGAGCAGAACCCAAATTTCCGACAGCCGGCACGCTCTGAACCTGAGCAGCATCCTTACCAGTAGTCATGAAATCACCTCTCAATGATGGTCGATCAGACCGGGAATAGAATACATCGGCATAGGACGGGTAGTCCGGTTCTTGATGTAAATATCCGCAAAGAGCTGATTGCTGACAGCGGAAGTAACTGCAAGCACACGATCCACGTTTGTCTTATCCTCACGAATCCAGGAATCCGAAAGCATAGGCAACGCAGAATAGTCATCAGCCAGATGCCAAACATCGAGAGACTGCGCGTACTGGGAACGCATCTCGCCGGTGACGCGAGAGGGCTTATAACGATAGTCAGCCCACGCTTCCTGATAGCCGAAAACCTGATCGTCAATGACAGCACCAGCGGAATCGACCTTCGCCGGACCTTGCGCAAAAATCTCCTTGTTTTTCACAGCCTGTTCGCCGATATTGGCGAACACGGGCCAATAATAATCAAAGCGATCCTTACGAGACCAGAAACGTTCAAGGCCCTGCTGGTAAGTGTGATCATAGCGAGCGACCATAACGCCAATGACAAAGCCATGCTCCGTGAAAGACTTAGTGAAGTCAGAATGCGTATCCGTAGTAACAGACATACCAGTGACAGTACCTTGTGCAGTCTCGCCGGAGGCCGTAGCAGACTGCTGCACAACCTGATTAATATTAATCGGAACACGGTTACCACCGAGATACTCAGGACGCTGAAGACGAGCATCGGGAGAAGTCACACCGAAATGAGATTTGAGAATCTCGATGTATCGAGAGCCGCCGCGGGCGTCTTTCTCATAGAGCTTCTGAATCTGGAAAGCCATGCGGAGCTGATTAATCGAAGCACCGAGACCGCCGGAAGAAACAGCATAAAGGTTAACAGGATCAAAACCGGGCTTGTCAGCACCACCACTAATACCAGTAATGCCAGCATAATTGGAACCAGAAGCAACGGGCTTAAAAGCAAGGGAATCGTAAATATTAACCGGTCGATCTCCAGAAGCAAAAGAAATATTAGAAACACCAGTTAAAACATATCCGCCGGGATCATGAGGCTGTTCACGGGTAACAACAGGATACTCGCCGGACGTAGCCGAGGGAATCAAAACATCCGGACCCTTCTGCGGAGACGGGAGACAGCTTGTGAAATAGTCATGATACTTAGCAGCCTTATAGGGAAGACCGCCTTTCGCAACATCCGTCACAAAAGTGCCAGTATTGACGCCGGCTATAGTAGCATCATCGACGGGAACAACGAGCGGATCAGATAGGTTTTCATCACGAAACCATTCATTCATGATCAAGGCATAAGCTCGGAAGGGAAGAGCACTAACGGAAAGATTAGGAACGCCGGTAGGCACACCGAGATAATCGGCAATAGTTCCAACAGACCATCCGCTATCAGAAGGTGCAGTAATTTGAGGAATTTCATATTCTGTCTGAGGAATCCACGCAGATTCCGTATTTTCGCCGTTGAACTGCTTCCAATGAGACCAAGTAAGCCGGTTCGGAACAAAAAAGAAATACGTGTCGAGGTAGATGTTATCCATGACCGGAGTAAGCAACGTCTGCAGGCGCACAACCTTGGATGTGTCCACGTTGAACGTATCTCCCGGTAAAACTTCGTCAACAAAAAAAGGAACAATGTCACCAACATTAAACGAAGTCTTAAGAGAATGAGAGCGGTCAAACGTCGAGCGCCGGATATCAATATTCGTGGGATTAAGTGCGAAATGAGATTCAACATTGCGGTTCATTCGGTAACCTCCTTTTTCGGCTCAACAACCGGTTTTTCCTCCTGGGACGGGTCAAGCTCTCGCTCGGGCTTGATTCCAAGCTTGTCGAGGAAATCAGGCTTGTCCAAACCAGCCAAAAACTCCGCAAAGTTATGGTTAAACTTTGCACGAATATCAACCGGAAGAGAATTGAAAAAGCTCTGACCTTCATTGACCCTGTTCAGAAGCTCAGCATAAGACGTGGGCATATTGGTAAAATCACCATACGCGCCTTGGACACGCGAAAGCGCGTCAACGTCGCCATTCTGAAATCGAGCAAGAATCACGTGGATATCAACGGCTTCGGCGTGGGATTGAATGAAATCGTAAAGGTCTTCTCGGCCAGACTCAACGAGATCCATAACTCCATTTTCATCAAACTTAGGCTGATAGAGAATCCGTTCGCGCTCACCAAGATTTGAAGGGAAACGAGTTCTCGGACGATACTGAGTAGCGAATCTAAGCTTTCCATCAAACATGATTACACATCCTTTCTCTGAATGGACGTACCATCCAAAATAACCTCGGGGAGCTGCGTCCAAATCGTGCCGGTCTCATTGTCAAACTCGCCGATCTTACAAAGCGCATAATCCTCAATGTGGGAAAACAGAAGGCTTTCCTTCTGCATACAGGCATGAGCGAAATTCCGCATCGCGGAAGAATCGTTCTGATCAACCGTAGGCGGAAGGAAGCCCGTGCGGGCATCGCGGATAGAATAAACACCGTATTTCATTCGTACAACTCCTTTACACCTTCAATACTTACCGAAACAACAACGGAATCCTCAGGAATCTGAGCAAAAATACAAGCCAAAGGCTCAGCGGGAACAACATAACAGACGGTATCAACAAGATCATCACCGTCATAAACACCAACAGTCAATTCAAACTTCAAAGCCGAATACCTCCACGGAAAACAGTCGGGTTAATATTAATCTTCTTGGACTTTGCGGCGGTACGGCGAAAGACCTTCTTATCCTTACGCGGCTTCATCTTTTTTCTCATCAAAAAGACTCCTTTCATAACAAATTTTAACATAGGGACATCGGCAACAGCGCTTGAAAAAACAATTCACAGTTTCCACAGCTTTATACACAACTCCTTTTCAATGAATTTATTCGGGCCAACTGATTCCGTTCTTCAACAGCAAGCTGGTCTAAATAACTAAGTGTGGTCTTCTGTAATTTTGCTTTCTGAGCTTCAGCTGCCATCTTCTGACGAACAGCCTTAAGCTTGGCAGATTCTTCCGGACAATCGATATCAAACAATTTGTCATAATACTTCGGAGGTCGAAACTTCCTTCCACCTTTCTCAGTCGAAATGTTGATGAACTCGTGTTCATATAGATCAGGATGATCTTCATAGTACTGGCGAGCAATGCCAGGCTTGCGAGACATAAGGGAAAACTCAGGAACAATATTGAAATTCTCATAGAACTCAGCTTCAGGGCCGGTAAGCTTCTTCATGACATAACGAGCAGTATAAGCGCAAGTCTCCCAGGTCACAGGAGCTACAACAGCAAAGCCATTCGGCCAGACATCTTGCAGAGACGCAGAATTGAAGTATTGAAAACCTTGAGCAGATCGCTTGTAAGGTACAAGGTCATGGAGCTCCAATCCAAAAATGATTGCATGATAATGAGGGCGAAACGTCTGAGAACCATACTCACCAGCAGCGAAGAAACGAATACCTTCACCAAATTTCTTTCGGAGACGCTTCATGAAAAGCTGAAAATCACGCTTCACGAGAGACATGCTCGGCAGGGCCTCGCCGGTCTCCGGATCGGAATAGTAATGAATCGGAACATGAACATCATCATAAGTGAGAGTCACAAAGTAACTGGACTTGTGATATTCAAGCTCAAGCATACAACGGTTAGCCCATTCACGCGATCGCTGAATCCGACAACCGGAACACTTACCGCAAGGAATTTCGATGAACTCCGTAACATCACCGGAACGGCCATAAGCGGGATGTGTGCAACACACAAAACCTTCACCAGAACGCTCGAGATGGTCTACCTCATAGCTCGTCACCTTGAGCAACCGTTTGCCGTCTTTTTCGCCTAAGACAAAGGCTTTAAGCGGATGATAGCATGGCAAGAAATCACCTTCTTTGTATGGGGATATCGTATCCCCATCACAGAAATTCAGAAGAAA